CAAACCATGAAAAACATGACACTAGCACAAGCATACAAGCAACAATTCGGGGATGTATCGTATCCTTTTGTGATATACGATGCCAATGGCAAGCTGACATACCATGAAAACAGCGAGGGCTATTGGTGGAGGTATGAATACGACACCAATGGCAACGAGACATACTGGGAGACCAGCTATGGCTTTTGGGAGAAGCGTAAATACGATTCCAATGGCAATCAGACATACTATGAAAACAGCGCTGGCCGCATTGAGGGCCAGAAGCAGACCATCGAGATTGACGGGGTGGAATACTCAGCCGAGCAGGTGCGCGAGCGCATCGCGGAACTCAAGCCAATGCAGGACAAATGACACGTCCGTTTTGGATGTTTGAACAATCGTATCACAAATGAAACGCCCAGCCAAATCCGCAGATGAGCAAGACTGCTTTTATTCGCGCAAGCTGCACAAATATCTCGACAAACCGGGCAGGGCGGCCAATATCAAGCGCAGAGCTAGGCGCAGGGAGAGGAGAGAAATCAAAGCACAAGATGCAGATCGAGGAATTACAGGATAGGATTGGTGGTATTACTGGTATTCCGTGGAGCGTAATATGCGGTGGCCGGAGGACTCCCAACGTGGTTAGGGCCAGGTGGGTCATGCTTTACTGCCTGAACGAGCTGTATCCTTGGTTGAGCTTGCAGGAGAGGTCGCGCATCATCGGGCGCGATTGCCACGGCACAGCCATACACGGATGGAAGAAAGCCGATGAGCTATACGAGAGTGACGAATTGTTTCGCGCTATGGTTGACCACGTGCTTGATTCAAATTAAAAATAGATATGCAAATGCCGTCCAGTGGAGGACACAAGGTAAAGTGTGATTGTTGTCATCGGACAATCAAACTACGGCAGGCACTATATGACACCGAGTTGAACGACTTTGTTTGTGGTAATTGCGCGATTGACCTAAACGCAGCTACTTGGGCGTTGATTGATAGCGGCTACACAGACTGCACTTGGAAGCAAATACAGAGTATGCCTACGAGACCAGGATACGAGGGGTTTAACATATGATGGATCGCCTTATTTCCTTTGTATTTTGCTTTGGTGGTGGTGTCATGGCTGGGTGGTGTTTCCTTGCGTGGGTGGGTCTGTGTCCAGCGTGGCCAGCTTTTTGTGCGATTTCGCTTGCCTTTGTGGCGGCAGGATTCATCTTCGGTCGTAGATGAAGAAAGCAGGATCAAGAGCAAGTCTTTACGGATGGATGTGTGACGTGCGTGATGCCAGCAAGGCAGAGCAAGTTCGTCTTAAGCAGCAGAGCAAGCCGGGCGTGTTGCCTACTGATGCCGCCGAGCGTAAGAAATACCCCATTGGCACTATCGTGCGTGAATACTTCCCTGATGCGCTAGCCTTGGTGGCTAGGCTATCATGGGAGGGCAACCAGCAGCACCACCCAGACAAGCCCCTGCATTGGGACAAGAACAAGTCGAGTGACGAGATTGATGCCTTGGTTCGTCACATGATTGAGGGCGAGTGGGAGGCTGTTGCATGGCGAGCCTTGGCGATGTGCCAGCGTGAGTGCGATAAGGGTTACAACCCATACAAGCACACGGGTGACAGCAACCAGTGAGGCTTGCTGATACGCCCTATCCTAATCCTTAGCGCGGAGGTTGACATTAGGGTTGCAATCGTGTTAAGTCTCCTTCATGCCTAGAGGAGACAGTTACCGACTTCAAGCGCAAGCGGGAGGAGACGCACTTACTTCAAGTGAAGGTTCCACCACTGGCACTTGGAGAGTTATTCAGATCGTTAATGATGCTGTGTTTACCGACCTGCAAACAGCCAACGGCCACGGAGCAATCAGCACCATTGCCAATCTTGAGGGTATTACCCACTTGGCTGGAACCACGCTGTTCGGTCAGTTTACGACCATTCATGTGGCCAGTGGCGTTGTTATTGCCTACAAGTAAGCCTAATGCCCCAATACCGTTCATACGGTAATCTTGATGACCAACCATTAGTTGATGGCGACTCCGGTTTCATCGGGATTAACCAGCGTGAGCAACCCAACCAGCTCCAACCTGGCGAGGTTGTTCTAAGCAAGAACGGGCGTATTGATGGCTACTGGCAACCACGCAAAGGGATTACCCTCAAGAGTGGGGCGTTGAGTAACAATGCCAACCCGCTTAAAATCAACTTCGGGTTAATTGACACGCCGATTGCTATTAACACGGCGAGCAGGTCAAGCAATGTCGTTACCATAAACCTCGCATCGGGGCATAACCTGACAGCAGGTTTTGTGGGTCATATTACGATTAGCGACCCCGACAATGCCACCGCCCCCCTGACAGGCACGGATAACGTATCGGCTGGCTCATACGAGATGACCTATGTGGCTGCCGACACCCTGACCTTTGCCAATACTGGAGCCGATGAGAGTTTGTCGGTGGACGGCACATACGGGATTATTGCCACCACGCTAGACGATGACGCCATCGGACAAATCAATGGTAGCTGCGTCTTTAGCGATCCGGCCAATAATTTGGACGAGAGCGTATTCCTTGCGACCAATGGGGACTGCAAGAAGATTGCTTTGTCTGACTACACTGTCACCAGTATCGCCTACCCGTTTGGAGGTTCCCTGAGTGGCAGCGTAGAAATGATTCAAGCGTTTGACCGTATCTACCTGTTTCGGGATGGTAGCCGAGCATGGGAGTTTATTCCAGGCGGCAGAAATATCCAGGCGGCAACCTACACAAGTGCCAGCGGAATTGTGCAGGTTACGCTGAGGGATCACGGGTTTACTGCGGGTGACACCGTGACCATGGCTGATATTGGGTTTGCTACGACCGACCCGAATGGCACACACACCATAACCACGATTGTGGACGAGAACACGTTTCAGTATGTCATTGCGACTGGTGGCGGTGATGAAACTTACACGGCCTACACAGGCACGGCTACATCTGCTGGCTTCTCGTTGGTTCCTGCTGGCGCATACACCCAGCCACAGGCGTTTCGCATTACTGGGGCCAAATACGGAGTCAGCGCGAACTTGGTTCGCTTTAATGTCGCCGGCAATACCACCATTCGCGAGGGAAGCTACATTACGATTGATTACACCAACGTCACTGAATTGCAGCCACTTGTTGGCGGCAGATACGCCGTGGTCGAAGCGACTAGCACCGATATTTATTTCTACGCTCCTGTCGCGAATATCAGTTACGGAACTGGCTCGGCCAGCGAGGACATCGAGTTTAGCGGAAACGTGAGCGTGAATGGTGGTTTCATTCATATGCCAGCCCCACCTTGGGGGGTTTACTTCCAGCGTAGGTTGTGGTGTCCATATTACTACACGCCGGGCGGAACAGGAACCAGCCCGACCTACACCGACAAAAACATCCGTGATGAGATTTGCGCCAGCGACATTCTTGATAGCAGCACGTTTGATTCAATATCCGCGCAGTTCCGCATTACTCCGGGTGTGGCTGACTACCTTGTCGGTATGCACCCGTTCTACAACGACAGCATGGTGGTTTTTAATCGCAACAGTATTCACCTGATTAACGGAACGCAAGGCTCGTTGAGTGATACGACTGTTCGTGAGTTGACCCGTGAGGTTGGCTGCTTGGCTCGCAAGAGCGTGGTTTCACAGGGCAACAACGTGTTTTTCTTGTCGGACAATGGCGTGTATGGACTGAGCTTTATTGACGAATACAACCTGCGCGGTGTGGATCAACCACTGAGCGCAAAGATTCAGCCGTATATTGACCGTATCAACAAAGCGTTGGCCGCAAATTCGGTGGGAATATACTACAACAACCGCTATTACTTGGCTGTGCCGCTAGATTCCGAGGTGGGTGCTAACGATGCGCGTGGCAATAACACCGTAATCATTTACAATATGCTCAACAAAGGATGGGAGAGCATCGACACCTACGGCTCTGGTGACTTCTTTGTGGATAACTTTGTGATTGGCCAGGATAACGAGCGCAACAATCTTTACATCATCAACGACCAAGGTGGACTGCACCTTTGCGATGACACCGATGAAGCGCGAGACATCTACTCGTTGAGTGTGACAGGAACATCCTCACAAGCAGGCATTGACTACACCCTGACTACGCGAGGATATGGCTTTAACAATCTGGATCGCAAGAAGTTCAAATCAGCTCAAGTGCAGATGCGCTCGTCTATTGATAACGCCACCAACGTAGACTTCCGCTTTGCTTCAGAAGACCCAGACACCACGGACTACAAGGTGACTGACGTGGAAACTCTACTGGATACAAGCCTTGGCTTACCGGGCCAGTTGGACGCAGACGAGACTGGCAACTTTAGATTCCGTCTTGGCAACCCGCGAGGTATCTACGGCACGTTGACAATTAAAAGTAAAGAAGTAGGATTGTCCTCGGTTGGAAGGCCGAAGGTGACTTCTGTGAAAATGGATGCTGATGTAACCAACAGGCAAACGCTAACCCAATACTAAAATGGCAATTCTCTCTAAAGGTCACACCTTCGCTGACGGCGATGACGTAACATCCACAAAGGCCAACAACCTGGTGGATCAAGCTACGTTTGTTTCTGGTGCATCTGGCACAACCGACGACAGCACTCTTGAGGTAAACGGCAGCGGTCGCTTGCAGGTTAAGGATAGCGGCGTTACCACTGGCAAGCTGGCTGCTAGTGCTGTGACCACGGCAAAGCTGGCGAACTCCACCGCAACTACCGATGGGGTGACATTCCCCAAAATGCGCTACATTGACAACCTCAAGGTGATTGGCAACGTCAGTGGTGGTTCAGCCACTCCGTCTGAGGTTTCCATTCTCGATGAGGATGACATGGCGAGCGATAGCGATACATCATTGGTGACACAGCAAAGCGTCAAAGCTTATGTTGACAATTTTATTGGCAGTGGCTACCTCCATGTGCGTGATGCCAAGAGCAGCGGCAGTGGTGGTGGAACCTTTACCAGTGGCGCGTGGAGAACCAGAGTCCTGAATACGGCTGTCACCAACACCATCAGCGGCGCATCCCTTAGCTCCAACCAGATTACCCTGCCAGCGGGAACCTACCGCATCTCGGCAACCGCCCCATACAACAAAGGCAATGGCACAGGCGTAACCTTGCATAAGATGCGGCTTCGCGACATCACCGCCTCCACCACCCTGCTTGAGGGTTCTAGCCACGAATCCCCGCTGGATGCCATGACCCAGCACGCCCACCTTGTTGGCAGCTTTACACTTGGAACAAGCTCTGCAATCGAGCTTCAGCACTACTGCTCATTCACCGGCACATTCGGTGAGGCGACCAGCATCGGAAGTGGTGAGGTTTATGCAGAGGTCGAAATCCAACGCATCGGAGTTTAATGTATAACGGCCCCTATTTTCAGGCAAAGTCACTCTACCTAAAACACGGAGACAACTTCGGTGAAGCGGTAGAATGGATGCAGGAGAACGGGGCACTAATCTCACTACCAAACACATTCTTAATGGGCTACTTTTGCAATAGCGCGGAGCCAGAAAAACCGCTAGAGTATGACGAAGCAGACTGCTGCTTTGTGGTTCTTTGCGTAGGCGACCCGGTTGCCGCGCTTGAGCAGCTTGTTGAGATTGTTGAATACACCGCCTATGCCCGTGAGTTTCGTGGGGATGAGCGGGTTCGCATTATCCCTACTGAAAAACTATACTATCAACTGTAATGGGCGGCTTATTCTCAAAACCCAAAACACCCGCAGTCCCCAAAGTGGACATCGAGGGTGACATTCGTAAATACGTTAGCGGATACCAGAAGGCTCTGCCTGATGTGCTGGCTGCTGAACGGCAATATCGCCCTGAGTTTCTTGGTCTTAACCTCGGTGATGTAAGCACGTTCTTGCAAGGTGCTGACGGTCAGATGGGCTTATTTGGCCTCGGCAGGTTGGCGCAACAAGAGAGCGCACAGAACCTAGCGGCTGCAAGACAGGCTGATTTGGAATCCATGATGGGCATGGCTCCGCAATTCCGTGGTTTCGCACAGGCGTTGTCGCCGGAATCGCAAGCACAGGTTGAGGCAGCTCAAGCCGAGGCTGATAGAGCAACGCAAGCGGCAAGGCAACTGAGCGCACAAGACAGGCGTAGTGCCGAGCAAGCAGCCCGTGAAGCATACGCCTCGCGTGGCAGACTAAGCGGCAACGAAGCTGTGGCGGCAGAGATCCTCAATCGTGAGGGTGCTATGGCGCAGCGCAGGGCTGAGGCCGCACAAGCCCGTCAGGGTGCTTACGGAATGGCGCAGGACTTCTACACCCGGCCAGGTTTGATGGCGTTGGGTAGCGCACCGCTATCGTATCAAGCAGGCCAGCAGCAGTTGGGCATGGGCTTGGGGGCGATTGGATCGGCCACACCGCAGATGATTAACCCCGATGTCGGCGTAAATGTTGGTATGTCGCAGCGCGCACAGCAAGTGTCTGCCGCTGGTGCAGGCGCACAAGCCAAGGCGGGTTGGGGTTCTGGCTTGATGGGTGGACTTGGATCAATCTTTGGTGGCCCACTGGGAGGCTTTATCGGCTCAAAACTATTTTAAGATTATGCCATACGGACAAGCAGGACGACTCGGTGAACGCATCGATCCAAGGTTGATGCAAGCGGATTATAGCGGCTACGCTAATGCAGGCATGATACAGGGTCAGGCTTTGGCAGGGCTTGGTCAGCAGATTGGCGATGCAGCCAAGCAGCGTGGGCAAGAAGAAAAGTTCATTAAGAAGTCAGAAAAGCTCGCCAAAGATATTGGTGAGTTGATTCCCGAACTCCAAGGGCAAGCCGGACAAGCTCTTGAGGCTTTGAATAACCCAGACCTTTCTCATCGTGATCGTCTTGCAATGGCAGAGTCCATCGGAGAAACCTTGAAGATTGGCATGATGGGTATTGAAAACCAGCGTGCTAAAGAGATGATGGCTTTGCGCCGTGCCTCGATGGCTGCGAAAGGCGAGGCTGCGCCAAGCGCAACTAGCATTCGTGCTGCACTTGATTTGATGAAAGCGAGCGGCTACAACAAGCAAGCCGAATCACTAGAGAAATCCTTGGGCGAAGCTAAGACCCCAGAAGAAATGGCTGGTGTGGCTAGCCTCATTCAACAAATGGCTGGCAGCATGAAGTATAGCAGCCTTGGTGTGGAGGAGACTGGATCGATGGCCTACAAGATTTCTGGGACACCCGCCAAGGTTCCAAAGGGAGACAAAATGGTTTCAGAGTGGGAAGTAACCGCCCCTGATGGTAGTAAATTTACGGTAGATGCCAAACAAAAGCAAAGGCTCAACAAGGCTATCCAATCTGGCAAGCCGTTTGATCTGGCCGAAGTTCTTGGCGAGCCGAGTGTTCTTTCTAAAGGCGCAGGGTTTTTGCAACGGTTGTTTTCGTCAGACGAATACGGCACTGAAACACCGAAGCCATCTAGACCTACCAGTTTGCAGGAAAGACAGGAGGCCAATCGCAGGCTTATTGAATTGAAGAAGTTGGCAGCGCAAGGTGATCTTAACGCCGCCAACGAGGCCGCTGCGCTTGAGAACGCACTCCGACAAGGCGGGTTCATGGGTGAGATAAAACTAACATCACCCGAACAACTTCTCGGCAATCCTTTTGATTCTAAATAATAACTTGCATCAATGTGGACTTAGAAAAGGCCAAACAAAAGGTCGTTGAGCTGCGCGGTGCAGGATGGGATGATGCCATCATTGCGTCCAAGCTGGCCGAAAAAGACAAGGGATTTGCGAAGCTGGTTGCAGAAGGTATTCCAGCAGCGCAAGCACTTGATAACTACCTTGGCATTGGCAGTCAGGACTTTCCCACTGAGGAGCAAGTCGTAAAGGATATTGCTGTTGAGCAAGACCCTAGCCTTGCAGATGTCCCAGCCTCTCGCATTGTGGCAGGCTTGGCTGCTGATGTAGCCATCTCTGAGGGTATGAAAGCGGCAGGCACAGCCGCTGGCGCAAAGGCGGCACTAATTGGCGGTCAGGCTGGGCCGCAAGCCGCAACCCCTGAGGAAGTTGTAACCGTTCCTGCTGCTGCTGCGCTAGGTTATTTGGGTGGTGCTATCTCTGGTGGTGTGTCCGGCTCAATAGCCGCTCAGAAGATTGAACGACCGGGTAAGCCAATCTCTATTGGTCGCGTGATTAGCGATGCAGCCTTAAATGTGTTGCCTGGCACTGAGTTAAAGCGTGGGCCTAAGATACTAAAAAAAGCATCGCAACAACTTGCCAAACGGCCAATCCGCGCACAAATGGCTTTGGGTGCTATGACTGGCCCAAGTGCTGTTGCCCTTGAGAACCTAATCGAAACTGGCGAGCTTCCACCTGCTACACAACTTTCTTTAGCTTCTGGTATGAGTGGTGTGCTTGGCGGTGCGCTTGGCCTTTCTTCTAGGGAAACCACGAAGTTGCTCAAGCGTGTGACCGGCAAGACCTCACGACAGCTTGATGATGCAGTCTTGCGGGGCGACAAGGATGTGGTGACTTACATCAATGGCATGACATCATTGCTTGACCCCAAGGAGCGTGAGAAGTTGGCTTCTAGGAAAGAAGTGCTGAACTACGTTGCCAAATTAGCAGCCCCGTCCAAGGTGGTTGGACAGAAAACGGCCAAGACCATACGGGATGCAGCTAACGCTGTTACTGCCGGTGAGGAAACTGGCGCAGTTCTAGGAATCAGGATTAAGCAAGCAATCAACAAGCATAAAGACCCCGATCTTGCGAATGAATTTGCTGAGAAGTTTTTGCTTGGTGAGGTTGACACCCCGCCAAAAGGCATGGAGAAAATTGCCGAGTATTTGAGTGAGGCTCGCAAGAACATCCGAGAATATCAAGAGGAGCTACTACAAAACCACTACGATGGACAACGTGTTCTGCCTGATTATTTGGTAGAACAAATTGAAAAGTCCATGAATGATGGTGATTACTTAACTAGAGCATACAGGTTCTTCGATGATCCCGGTTATCAGCCGACACCGCAACAATATCAAAAAGCAATTAAGAGGCTGACGAAAGACGGCTTAACCGAAGAACAAGTGGAAGCGCGGGTTCGCAAGTTTGTCGCCCAATATAAAGCTCCTAGATGGGAGGTTGAAGCATTACGCAGACGTTATGGGATTAAACCAGGTGGCGATGGCAAAGGCAATGTAGCGTATCAGAGAGATTTGCGCTCAATCCAAACACCTACACAAAAGCGCATTCAAAAGTTTCGCTCAAAACTACAAGGCGAGCGCATGAGCGAAGCGGAAGCGCAGCAATATCTTGCCGACTTAAATTCCAGACGAGCTGATGCAGATAAGTTGCAGGCATATGCGATGTCTAAAAACTCTGGTATCCTCCT